TCGGTGTTACTGAGCGTGACGACGTGTGACGTGTTTGGGCTGGTCAGGGGCGGTGCCGGAGGCAGGCACGCAGGTCAGGGAGTCGCCGGCCGAAAACGCCTCAATTTCGGCACGGGGAGCCTCGCAACCCCTCTGACCTGCGTATCGGCTCACTTCTCGTCCGTCCCAGTCCTCAGTGAGTCCTCAGCCGGAGCGAGCACCCTGTCGAGCACGTCGGCCGGGATGTCCCGATCATCTCTGAGCCAGTGCGCGTAGACCTTGGCGGTGGTCTGCACCGTGTCGCCCAAATGGCCCGCGACCGCGGTGATCGGCGCGCCTTCGGCCAGGAGCGTGCTGGCACAGAAATGGCGCAGCGAATGGAACTTGAACCGACCGACCATGCCGGCATTGTCGAGCGCTGGCCGCCAGCCGACCCGGTAGAAACTGCTGTGGCTGAGCAGCCCACCGTCGGAGCCCGGGAACAGCAGGTCGCCCGTCAGGCTGCGCATGTGCCGGCGCAACTCCACGGCCACCAATTGGGGCACGACGATGGTGCGTACCTTCTCGGCCTTCGGGGTCGAGGCGACCACCCGGCCGCGTAGCTCGGTCGCCTGCTGGTCGATCGTCACCCTGCGGGTGTCCAGCTCGAGCCGGTCGACCCGCATCCCAAGGACTTCACCGACGCGGCAACCGGCGAGGCCGAGCGCGATCGCGGCCCGGTAGCCCGCGGGCCCGGCCGACAGGATCGCCAACGCTTCGGCGCGGGTCGGCACCTGGTCGGCCGTCACCGACCCGGTGTTGTCGTTGGCCCGCCGCTTCGGGGACAGGTCCCCGGTGGTCGGATCCCGGCCGATCCGCCCCGAGTCCGCCGCCGCCCGCACGATTGCCACCAGCAGATGCATGTCGGCCTTCGCGGTGCTGTAGGCGTAGCGCCCGGACAGGTAGGCCCTGGCCCGCTTCAGCACGAGCTGGTCGATCGCACCCAACGGCACGCCCTCACCCAGTGCTGCGGTCAGCCTGGCCAACCTGGGCGGCCACTGCCGCAACGAGGACTCTTTCCACGTCTGCCCCTCGGCCCACTCCTCGGCGAAGTCCTCGAACTTCTGTCGGCCACGCCCGGGATCCACATAGCTGCCGCTGTTCTGCGCGTGTTCGATCTCGACCAGGAACCGCTGAGCGTCGATCTTGCGCTCGAACTGCCGGGTCTTCTGCGGCCCACCCGGGTACTCCCGCCACCGCGCCCGGTACTTCCCGTTCGGCCGCTTATCGATCGACGCCATCGTCGCCCTCCAGGAGGCCAGAGGTGGTCATGGCCTCTTTCCAGCTGTCCAGAGCGGCCCGGGCTCGGTCGAGGTCTCGCCTGGCCTCATCGGTTGCCAGCCGTTCGGCCATCACCGCGGCGAGCTCCATCGCCTCCTCGCGGACCCTCAGCCCACGGAGCATCTGAAGCGGGCGAGTGTTCTGCGCCCAAGCCGTCAGATCCACCGGGCGATCCCATGGCCTCAAAGGAGGGACGCCACCCGACAGCCAGTCAACCGCGCTGACGGGATCTGTCCTGAGGTTCGGAGCAATCACGACCTCGACCTCTTCGCCCACCGGCAGGAACAAGAGCGCGGGCGGCACGTCGAGCGCTGACGCCAGAACGAGGACATCGATGAGCGACGCGTTGCTCGCCCGGGTCTTCCCGGCCTCGATCTTGGCCAACGTCACTCTGTTCATCGGATGGCCAAGCTCAGTCGTGCGCCCGGCCACATCCTCCTGAGTGAGTCCCTGGGCGTCGCGGTAACGCCGAACCCGTGCAGCGAGCACCTCGCCGATGCTGCGCGCCTTCTGCTTCGACATCTCGACCTCCGTACTGATTCGGTACACAGACCCTATCAGACGTTACATGACCATGCATCGCGGTACGCTCCGAATCGCTACAACGTGTACCGAAGGAGCGCATCGTGTCCCACGACAGGCTGATGACGGAGACCGAGGCGGCCGACTACCTCGGCGAGATCCCGCCCGCGACGCTCAAGCAGTGGCGCTACCGCGGCACCGGCCCGGCCTTCGTGCGCGTCGGTCCCCGGCACGTCCGGTATCGCAAGGTCGACCTCGACGACTTCGCCGAGGCTGGCCGCGTCGAGCCCAGCGTCGCCTGATGTCCCAGCACGGTCCGCCCCACGCGGAAGACGCCCCCCAGCCAGAGGGCGCCGTCCAAGACCGTCACCGGCAAGATCAGGTCGGGACCGAGGGTACCGCCACCGTGCTAGCGGCGTTGCACGGCGGCGAACGCCGGGCCGCCAGTGCGCTCCGGCGGGTGCTCGCGCAGATCGGGACGGGATGACCTCGACCGGCGGAGCTACACGCGTTCCGTTTGCCGAAGCCGGCGCCGCGATGCGGGCCACGCTGCTCGAAGCGAACGCAGCCGGACTCACCGTACGCCAGCACCGCACCCTGGCCGCCGTGCTGGCCTACACCGGCACCTACAGCCGGCTGAGCGACCGGGTTTGGCTCGACCAGGTTGCCGCGTTCGCTCACGGAGTCACCGAGGCCAAGCCGTGGATGCGTGGCAAAGTCCGAGAAGACCTCGTGGTGTTGGAAGCCGCCGGGCTCATCGTGAGAAAGGCACCCCGAGGCCGGCCCCCGGCGGGTGCATCCGGCCCCGCCTACCTCGTCGGCATCCACCCCGCACCCGAGAAAGTCACCCCGGTTCCGGGGCCAATTGAGACAGAAAGTCACCCCGAATCCGGGGTCAGTTCCAACGGGGAAAGTCACCCCGATCCCGTCGAAAAGTCACCCCGATCCCGGGTCGAAAGTCACCCTGCTGTCAGACCCCCTACCGAGAAGGTGTCCGAGGAGACAACCGAGGAGAGGGAGGGGCAGGGCGGTTCTGTTGTTGTGCTGTTCCCCGACGCCGTCATGCCGAACGGAACCCACCCCCCCGCCGGACCTTCCTCTTCGATCCAGGAAACGACCAAACGACTCACCGCCCGGATCACCAAACGCGCCCGCCTCGACCCCGGCGAGATCGAAGACACCATCGCGGTACTCCGGACCCGCTGGAGCTGGAAGGGCGACGACCCGGTCAGCGAGTGGCTTGACATCCTCGACCGCTTCGAACCGGGGGCCCGATGGGAATGGCCCAAGGAAGCCGTCCAGGCGTTCGAGAAGTGGCAGGGCTGGAGCGACCCCGACGAATACCGACGATTCCGAATGAGCCAGCAACGGGACGACAACCCAACTGCCGCACCATCCCGACCGGCGATCCGTTGCTCGGTCTGCAATGACCTACCGCTCGCTGAGCCGTGCATCGCCTGTCATCCGGAGGCCGCTACGCCGTGACCACCATCCCGCCCGAGGCCCGGTCCTGCCCGACATGTGGTGCGAAGCCCGGTCAGCCGTGCACGACGGTCGCCGGCACGGCCATGACGTTGACGCATCAGGCCCGGCGTCGACGATGACCACGGCGTTCGTGGTCGCCGACGGCCCGTTGCGTGCCCATCTCCTGCGAGCACTCACGGAGCATTCGCGGTGGTGCCGCAGCAACGCCATCCCGATCCCGGTCGAGCTATCCGGTCTCTTCGACGCTCTGGAGGCCAGCAGCGGCCAGGAGCTACCGGAGGTCGACAGGGACTTGCGGCCCGTGGATGATCCCGGCGTCATGAACCTCCTATGCGACTACGTGGCCGCTGGCCGGGCGCTCGGCCTGTCTGGGCGTCAGGTCCGGCGGCTCGTAGCCGACGGGAAGTTGCACGCGGTGCGTATCGGCCGCCTGCGACGGATCCGCCGCTCGGATCTGGAGGCGTTCGCCGCATCACCCCCAGGAGTCGCCTGAGATGGCTGACAGCCAGCAGGCCGAGGACGACGCTGTGGGCGCCGTGATCGCCTCCCACATCGATCTGGTGGCCAAACTGGGGGAGCTCGGATCGATCCTCGCTCAGCGTGCCGAGCCGTTGTCAGCGGCCGATCTGGCGTTGCTCGACCAGATCGGCGCTGGCATCGCCCACTGCGAACGGGCCGCGGCTGAGGCGAGGGCCTGACGTGGACACGAAGTACCGGCCGGGCCGGTTCGCCAAGCAGTTCGCCACCAAGACCGCCACCGTCGAGATCGAGCTGAAGGCGAAGGGCGGGTTCGTCGCCCGGTTCTTCACCTTCGGTGGCCCCGACAGCGACGGCGACATACAGGTCCCCGGCAGCATCGTCAACGAAGGCGCCACCGTCCCCGTGTCGAGCTGGGGTCACGGCTCGTGGACGAACAACCCCCCGGTCGGCCAAGCCACCCTCGCCACCGATGGCAAGGGCGCGTTGGCCCAAGGGTCCTTCTACCTCAACACCCAGGCCGGCCGAGAACACTTCGAGATCATCACCGCCGCCGGCAAAACGCAGGAGTGGAGCTACGGATACGACATCGTGGACCACGACCTCGACGCCGACGGCCACCGTGTGCTGCGTCGCCAGGTCGTCCACGAGATCTCCCCCGTACTCCGCGCCGCAGGCTTGGAGACAGCCACGATCAGCATCGAAACCAGCTCGGCCGACATGTCCGACCTGCCCGCTATCGCCGCCAACGTCAAGGCCCGCACCGCCGACAGCCTCGGCCGCGGCGAGCTGGCCCGCAGCCTGGCCCTGATCACCCGCTACCAAAGGACCCGCTGATGCCCAACCCCGTGACCAAGGTCCCCGGCCGATGACACGCAGTGTCGCTCTCGGCGCCGTCTATGACCCCACCCTCAACGGCGGCCGGGGGTCGTGGCCTGACCCACCCCCACCCCCACCTGTCCCCGGAGACAAGGCGCTCGCTGCCGCAGCCGAAACGTTGGCCACCGTCAACGACCACTACGAGGACGCACGAGCAGCATGGGAGCAGGCAGTGGGTGAGCGCATGGCCGCCGAGCTCGTGGCCGGACGCCAACCCATCCTCACCGACGGCCGAGGCTCCATGCCCGCCACACTCACACCCAACCTCGGCCACCTCGACGACACCATCACCGAGACCCGCGGCGTGATGGACCGACTCGGCAACAAGCTGGTCGCAGCCCGAGTCGCACACCACAACGCATCCAAGATCGTCGAGCAGCAACGGGCAGCGCTGCTGTGACCACCAGCCCGACCGCCCACGGGTCGGGGGGGCACCGCCGCGACGGCGAGATGCCGGCCACACGGCACCCTTCGCCACCGCTCTTCCCCCCTCTAGGGGCTGAAACCGTTGGGGACCTGGGGTTTTCGTGAGCATCCCGCGGGCACCGGATGGGGCGAAGGCCGCGGGGAAGCGGTTATGGCGTTCGGTGGTGGAGGGGTTCGAGCTGGACGAGCATGAGCTGACGTTGCTGCGTCAGGCTGTGCGGGCCGCTGACTTGTGTGAGGACTTGCAGGCGGTGGTGGAGGAGGAGGGGCCGATCGTGGCGGCCTACGGGGCTGTGAGGACGCATCCGGCGGTTGTGGAGCTAAGACAGCAGCGGATCTTGTTGGCCCGGCTGATCGTCGCACTCAGGGTGCCGCTCGGGGACCAGGAGACGGGTGAGGCGAAGTCGACGCCGGGCCGTCGGTTGCAGCGCCGGGGGATGCGGGGCATGTACGGGATCCGTGGCGGTGCGGCGTGAGACGCCGGGAGGAGACGACCGGGCCACCGGTCGAGCTCGACCTCGATGCGGCGTTGTGGTGGCTGGTCGACCACGGGGCGACGCTCGACGAGCTGTATGAGTACTGGGAAGCCCACGAGGACTTCGATGCCGTCGTCGACCTTCGGCTTGGGGCTGTGGAGACGTGAGGCGCCGGGAGCCGCCGCCGGCTGAGGGGGAGTTGCCGGGCTGGGTGGTGGCGTTCGATCCCGGCGACTGGCCGATCGACGCCATCGCCGGGGGCCGGCACGGCGGCGTCCGGGGTCGGCTGGTGTTGATGAACGAGGATCTTCCGCTGTCCGCTGAGCATGCCGAGACGGTGCAGCGGTCGGCGTGGTGCCGGGCTCGCCGGGACTGGGCCCGGGAGCACCGGGTGTCGCTGCTGGGGCTGATCAAGGCCCGTCGGGTCGCCGGCGTCTACGACCACTTGAGGAGTACGGAATGAGCTTTACCGAAACCCTCCGTCTGGTCCTGGACGCTGACCTGAAGGGCGGGGTCAGCGAGGTCGAGAACCTCGGGACCACGGCAAAGCGGGAAGGCGCCAAGGCGGAGGACTCGCTGAACCGGGTCGGGTCGACGATGACGACCGTGGGCGCCACCATGGTGGCGGGCGGTACTGCGGCGCTATTCGGGTTGATGAAGGCCGGCGACGCCGCGTCGGACCTCGGCGAGGTGGTCAGCAAGTCCGCCGAGGTGTTCGGCTCGGCGTCCGGTGAGGTGGAGGACTTCGCCGACTCCGCGGCCAAGATCGGTCTGAGCAAGCGGGCCGCCCTCGAAGCCGCCTCTGGGTTCGGGAACCTGTTCGATCAGCTCGGCTTGGCGTCCGGCCGTTCAGCGGACATGTCCGTCAAGCTGACCGGGTTGGCCTCCGACCTCGCGTCGTTCAACAACGCCGACATCACCGAGGTGATCGAGGCGCAGACCGCAGCGTTCCGGGGCGAGTACGACGGTCTCCAGCGGTTCATCCCGACCCTCAACGCGGCGTCGGTGCAGCAGCGGGCGATGGCGGACACCGGGAAGGACAACGCGGCGGCGTTGACCGAAGCGGAGAAGGCCGCCGCCACCTACACGTTGATGATCGACGGTGCCGGGAAGGCCGCGGGCGACTTCGAGCGCACATCGGGCTCCGCGGCGAACCAACAGCGCCAGCTCTCCGCCAGCTTCGAGAACATGAAGGCCACCCTCGGGGAGGGCGCGCTGCCGGTCATGCGGACCGGACTGAGCGTCGCCACCGGCATGACCGACGCGTTCGGTTCCCTGGACGACGCCACGGGTGGCGTGGCCGGCAAGATCGCCACGTTCGGGACCGTCGCGGTCATCGCTATCGGGGCGCTGTCGACGGTCGCCGGTCAGGTGATCAAGGCCCGGGACTCCATCACCGGGCTCGGCCAGAAGCTCTCCGGTCTGCCGGCCTCGGCCCGGCTCGCCGCCCAGGGACTCGCAGCGGTGGGTGTCGCCGCGGCGGGGTTGGAGATCTTCAACCAGTTGCGGATCAACAAGGTCGCCGATGACTTGGCGAAGATGGGCGTGGGCATCGACCTGACGAAGCTGAACGGTGTCCGGGAAGCCTTGAAGGCGTACCGGGAAGAGCTCGACGAGCTCGACGACCGTGAGGGCAAGGGCCGGATGTTCTCGCTGGCCGGCGCCAACGTGTTCTCCACCAGCGGGGACGCCGACCGGCAGGAAAGCATCGACCAGCTCCGCGACAAGATCGCCGACCTCGAGGAGCAGGAATCGTCGCTCGTGGGCGCTCAGAAGGACCTGGCCTCCTCCTACGTCGGCAGCGACGAGGCCCTGACCGGGCTGAACGAATCGACCACGACCGCCATCATCAGCATGTCGGAATACGCCGACCAGGTGCGGGCCGACCTGGACCCGTTGTTCGGGATGCAGAAGGCGCTCATCGACAACAGCGACGCCCAGGCCGCCGCCGTGACAGCGCAGGGGGAGCTGAACGACGCGATCGCCGAGTTCGGCCCGAACAGCGACGAGGCCACAGCTGCGCAACGGCGACTGGAGGAAGCGAACCGGTCGACCGCGCTCACTGGGATGGACGTCGAGTCCGCCATGGCCGAGCTGAACGCAGCGGTGGAAGCCAACCCAGCGTTGCTCGACGAGGCGAAAGCCCACCTGCAGACGATGCGGGATCAGGGGTTGATCCCCTCCCAGGAGGTCACCGCCGCACTCGGTATGGAGCTGGAGTCCACCGCCCTGAAGGGCATCGCCCTCGGTCAGATCAACCCGGAGTTCAACATCCTCACGAACGCTGGTGAGGTTGGCGGCCAGCTGGAGGCTCTGCGGTCCCGTTGGGACGGCGCCGAGCTCAACGCTCGCATCAACCTGGCGGTGTTGCAGAAGGGCGGGTTGAACATCGGTGGCGGGGTGAAGCTGTTCCACGAGGGCGGCATCGTCCCGGGGACCCGCGGTCAGGAAGTCGCCGCCATCCTGCAGGCCGGCGAGGAAGTCCTGGAGTTCAACGATCCGAAGCACTCGGCGAACATCGCCCGCACCTTCTCCGACGCCGCCCTGAACGGCGGTGGTGGTGGCCTCGGGTTGGGTGGGCCCATCGAGATCCACGTCTACTTCGAGCACGACAAGGAGCGCTTGATCAGGGTGCTTCAGTTGGAGACCGCTAACCACGGCGGGAACGTGCAGGCAACGTTCGGTCGGCGCTGATGGAAACGACCGACCGCGGCGACCTCGGCCAGCAGGTGGCGATCGAGCGGGTCATCCAGAGCTGGGAGACGATGATCGAGCACTGGGAGGAGGCGTACGCCCAGCTACAAGCCATGGCCGATTGGGTCAGCCCCCGATGGCTCGCCCAGCTCGGCGTCACTCGCTCACCGTTCACCCCCGAGACCGCGACTCAGATCTTCCAGTTCAGCGAACGGGACTACCTCGACGACGACCAGCGGGCCCGGCTCGACAAGGTGCTCGTCTGGCACCAGCAGCGCCTGGCCGAGGGTTCTACTGTCGGCGCATGAGTCACAAGGCGGCATGGTGGGCTATCCGACTCGTCCTAGCGATAGCGGTCAGCGGCGCTCTGGTGTTCTTCATCGCCGACCGGCGAGAGGACAGCACCGGCGACTACATCGACTGCGTGGGATCCGGCCAGACCGACTGCTGAACGCGGCAGCACCCCGATCAGCGGGCGGGCGCTCGGTGATCAGGGTGCTGTGCCCTCTGGTGGCCACGGGTTTCACTTGGCATGGGGGGGGACCCGTGACCGAGGCCAGTGCCCGCCGGCCGGGCTACACCCGGTCAGGCATTGCGGACTGGTCCGCATTGCCCGGAGGGGGTTGCACCGCAACCTGACCGGCGGGCGATCTAGTCGGTCTCGATGAGGCGACGCTCGATCAGAGCCGTCAGCCCGCGGGCCGCGGCCCGGGCGTCGGGGTCGGTGAACGTCTCGTCAGGTTCCCGCTCGACGAGCTGGCCGATGCTGGCGAGCAGCGTCGCCATCTGCCCGCGGGTGCTGTAGACGATCGGTTGGTCGATGGTGGCGGCGTCGATGCCGGACCACTGGCGCGGGGTCACCGCGCCAACGCCTCGCGCCGTATCCGCAGCTCGTCACGGATCGCCTTCAGTCGAGCCAGGGTGAGCTGATCGGCGGTGTGCGCTGGTATCCGGCGGGCCTGCCACCGCAGCCGGATCGTCGACGCCGACATCGCCTTGCCGCGGGCATCCGAATAAGCCGCGTGAACCTCGTGGAGACCGCCTGTAGATTCCGCCACTGCCGCACCCTCCTCCGGGTTGTGGCCAACGCCCCCGACCGTTCCACCGGTGCGGGGGCCTACACGTTCCAGGGACGATGTTCGCCCCGCTTCGTGCCCGACACGAGACAGCCCGCAACCGAACAACTACGGCACCACTACGGCAACGTCGGTGTACCGTGGCAGGTCATGGAGCCGCGGGCAGCGCTCAAGACGCAACGCCGAGAGCGAGGCATGTCGCAGGAGAAGCTCGCCGAGACGCTCGGCGTGTCCGTCGGGGCCGTCCGCGACTGGGAACAGGGCCGCCGACACCCGCAACCCGACACCCGACCAGCGCTCGCTCAAGCCCTCGACGTGACGCTGCCAGACCTTGCGCTCATGCTCGACGGCCAGGCACCGACATCCCGGAACGACGGGCACCAGCAGGTCGTACCGGGCTGGCTGAACATCTTCGTTGGGCTCGAGCAGACGGCCACGACGTTCCGGGGCTACGAGCCCACGGTGCTCCCCGGGCTGCTGCAGACGCCCGCGTACGCCGAGGCGATCCTGCGCAGCGACATCGCCGAACGCAGCGACGCTGACATCGCCCGGCTGGTCGGTCTCCGCCTTGAGCGGCAGGCGGTACTCACCCGCACTCCGTACCCGTTGCATCTGCAGGTCGTGGTCGACGAAGTAGCGCTGCACCGCGTGGCAGGAAGCCCCACGGTGATGCTCGACCAGCTCGACCACCTGACCAGGACCGCCGAGCTCCCGAACGTCGAGATGCAGGTGCTGCCGTTCGCACGAGGCGCCCACCCGATCGGGTTCGGGGCGTTCGTGATCCTCGGGTTCCCATGGGGAACGGAAGCCGTCTACCTGGAGAACCGCGCCACGGCGACCTACCTGGAGGCGCCGAACGAGGTCGAGGCGCACGCTGCAGTCTTCACCGAGCTGTCCCGGCTGGCGCTGTCGCCGGGCGAGTCCGTCGAGTTCATCCGAGCAACGAGGGGGACCTACCGGTGACCACGTGGCGCAAGGCGACGGCCAGCGACGGCCAGGGGCAATGCGTGGAACTGGCCGACCTCGGCGACACCATCGGCATGCGGGACAGCAAGGACCCCGACGGCCCGGTCCTGCGGTTCACCCGCACCGAGGTCGCCGCGTGGCTCGCCGGCGCGAAGGCGGGCGAGTTCGACGACTTGACGTAGCCACGCGCAACGGGCCCCCACCCGACGAAGGGGCAGGGGGGAGGGCTCGGGGTACGGGCCGGCTGTCGTAGTCCTCAGTGAGTCCTCAGCTCACCGAGATTCGGTGTTACTGAGCGTGACGACGTGTGACGTGTTTGGGCTGGTCAGGGGCGGTGCCGGAGGCAGGCACGCAGGTCAGGGAGTCGCCGGCCGAAAACGCCTCAATTTCGGC